GGCTAAATTTTGTTTAACCAAATTATTACAAAGAGTTAATTTATTCGAAGCCGTGTATCCAAGAACATACATATTTAATGCCAACGGATTAGATTCCGTAGTATCACCCACATCTAATAAATCATTTTGTACCACATATGCTTTAGCAATAGAACCATATTTAGGTGGAAGTGTATATGCTCTAATCACATAATCTTCTTTTGTTACTGACCTACTTTGTGCCTGAAAGAATGCCAATGCATTATTTCTAATTTCTTCAACTGATTCTTCACTCTGTCCTCCAGTAGCCTGGCTCGGATTGGTCACGGTTAATGAATTTTTAGCAGTAGTAACTTCTGATGTAGTTAATGTAGAATCTACTGCCGCGTAGACCAAATTAGACCACGCATTTAAATCTCTTACTTTAGCATTATGTCCTACACCACCACCATGTGCATATGTGACTGTCAATACAGTATTGGTAGGTGCTTCTCCATATGCTCTCGTGTTAGTAAAATTCAATGGGTCAAAAGTAATTCCTAATTTAGTTGGTGACCCTGATATATTACTACCTACTGAAGTTGGGTTTGGTACTATTTCTTCGTCGGGTGCAACCAATATTCCTGCACCAAATCTTAATTCTGTTTTTTTATCGGGTCTACGAAATGTTACATATCGTTTAGAAGTTTTTAATAATTTTAAAACATATGGAGATGTACCTGCAAATTGTACTAAATTTTTATCATTATCTATATTATTCTCAAAATCACTCAATACAGTATCTTGTGCTAAGAATGGAACTTCATACCAAGTATTTCCGTCACTATCTGTTATTGAAATTACTTCTGTGATATCAGTTTTACCTAATAAAATACTATCATACTTTGTAGCTGCACCAAATGGGAATGTTTCCGAAGTAACCTCTCCACTAATTGCCTTAACTCGTTTTGTTATTTTATATCGGGTTGGAGTTCCAGTACTATCAGTTGCTGATACTTCAAACGTTCTTGGACTCGAAGAACTATTTACTTTAAAATTACAATCTTCCAATAATCTATAATCCACTCCAGTAGTATCACTTGAAACACGAGAATTATATCTAATATTAAGTGCATAATCCCAATCTGGTTCTAAATTATCGTCTGTACTGGCAGGTGCCGTATGTGTTAAAGTTAATTCTACTATTGCCGGTGTAATAAATCTTGGTTTGTATCCTAACGATTGTGCTATATTATAAATCGTATTTTTTTCTTGTGCAAATGGTAATAAACTTTCTTTAAAAGTATCNTCAATATAATAATTTAATACATCTCCCACATATGCTGCCATTTCCACCATCATCATAGCAGGTGAGGTTTCATTAAAATCATTATAAACTGTAGGGTAGTATGTTTTTGCAAATTCAACTAAATTATTTCTTAAGCTTCCAAAGTCCTTTCCTAAATATTTTACCTGTTTATCAAATTCAGCCATTTTACTCTCCTGTCTCGTAGGTTAAAGAAACTTCTTCACCACTTGTTAAATCATTTTTTAAACTAAAATTTACATCAACATTCAATCTATTATCAATTTGTTCAATAACCGTTTCATTAACGGATATATATGGTAGCCAAATATCAACCGCCTCTTTAATCATTTCTTCAACTCTATCAGGTATATCTGTACCTATGTTTTCAAATATCAACGTATGTATATCGCATCCAAATTCTGGATGAGCCAATCTCTCACCTTTCATAGTTAATAAAAGATTTTTTAAATTATGTTTAGCTTGTTCCAAGGTAGTTTTAGTTTTTCTAAAAATACCATCATTAGCAAATCCCAATGGAAATGCTAAACCTATAAAGGTATCTGGATCTTGGTCTTTTTCTCTTGAACTCCCCATTTTATTTATTTTTCTTATCCATTGCTTTTATTAAAGAACTATAATCTCGTGTTAATGCATCTTGTGTTGCTTGAGGTACATCTTCCACTCTAACTCCTGGTACACTTTTGATAGTCTGAACCGCTCCTATTTCTCTCCTTTGTTCATCACTTCCTGCACCACGAATATCACCATATCCTAATAATTCTGCTGTTCTTGATGAATCAAAAGTTTCTCCGCTTAGAGTAGGATAATCTTCAAAACCTTCTTTTGGTGCTCCTTTAAATCCGGCTGTCTCATTTAAAATTTTATTAAGAGTTTTATCTTTAGAATAAACTACAGGTTCTTCAGTAACTTTAGGTGTTGAAACTACCTTTGGTTTTGTTTTGGTTTTAATAGATTTACCTTCAGTAATAAATATTTTATTTATTTCTTTTTGTACTTCTTCTCGTACAGTTTTAGCTATATATTTTTTAAGTCCTTCTAACTTCATTTTATTATCTCCTAGTTTGTAACTTATTTTTTACCTATGTTATTTAAAGTTTCTCTGGCACTTTTTAATCCGTCTAATGCCTGCTTGATTGCACTCTTACCTTGTTCTTTAACTACTTCTTTAAGATCATCCGCCTGTTCTTTAGATTTTTCTCTTACTATAAGTGCCACTCCCGGTGAAAGGGCTGGGCCAGTTGGTGTTATAATTGGTGCAAGTGCTAACCCCTCTTGAGTTTTAATAGTAGTATCTAATCCCTTTATAATCTTTTCATTAGAGTCTAGCCTTTTTTCTATCTCTTCTAAATCTTCAGTTTTATTATTCAAGTCTTTTCTTAACTTCTCAATATCTTCCCTGGTGAGAGTACCTTCATATTCCCCAACAGAAATTTTTGCCTCTACCGCATATATTCCATTTAGCTTTGATTGTAAATACTTTTCTAATTGTTTACCTAATGGTGTTTTTGCCATAATTAACCTCTAATAGCTGCTACGGCGGTTGGTGTTCGTACTTTACCTGTTGGGCCTTTACTAAAGACTCCAGCTACCCCACTAGCGAATGTATCATATAAATTTCCATGCTTTTGTTGGATTCCGAAACTTTTTGCCGCCGTTCTTAAATTATTTGTAGTGATTCCAAACTCGGAATTTTCTCCTATTCTAACTTTCCATCTTTCTCCAACTTCTCCACCACTTGGTAATTTAATTTCCACTCTTGATTTAGATCCAGTTTTAATTATATCCCCATTGTATAATTTATGTTTAGGCTTGCCTTTTGTACCATTTACAGTTACTTTTCCCAAAGGTAATGTTATGATTCCCAGTGGAGTCTCTAGTACTCGTATAGTATTTTCTTCAACCATATGGGTTTCCCAAATTATTTGTCGTTCACCGTTATCATCTATAGTTACTGTTTTTACTAATTGTTCTGTTTTCGGCATATTCTAATATCCTGAATTGGTTATATAATCGTTAAGTTCTTCATCAGATTTCTTCGTGGGTGGATTACCTTCTGGATTTGTTTCATTCTTATATTTCGAATTAAATATTTGTCGTTGTATACTTTTTAAAATTGCTGTCTCTGAACTGAAAACGGCTCCCTGTACAGGTCCGCCTGATACAGTATTTACCTGGACACCACTAACAAATTTATCCATTATACTAACAAGTTGATCTACTAAGTCTCTTATAAAATTTCCATGAACATATGGTTGTCCATTAATAAATATCTCAGGAGAATTAATAGAGACTTTTTTAAACCCATTGATAAATATTTCTTCTTTTTTAGATTGAAAAATCAACCTATCACTTTCTATTACTATTTGGTCTCCTGTTAATTCTGGAAATTCATCTACCCCTTTAACTCTTTGTTTTAAATCTAAAGGTATTCTACTACCTTCTAAATAAATAACACTTCCTTCATTATCGAAATATGGTGTAAATAAACCATCCTCATTAAATTTATTTGTATTATTTGTTATTCTCAAACAAGGCTGGGTTTCATTCTTACTGGTAAATTGTATAGTTTGGCCGAATCTACCATTAATAAATTTATCCCCATCTTTATATCTTGGTAATGGTACAGTCTTTGTAACTTTGGTATCTTGAATTATAGCTGCTCTTTCCATTTCTGATGTAGTTGCATTACCAGAAAGTGCTGGAGAAAAAATATTAAAATTTAAACTTCTATTTGCACTCCAATCTCTTATATAATAAAGTTCTGTTGCTTCTGGTGGAACTCCATATTCAAATACCATAACATATTCATTTTCAGAAGGTAAATCAAAATCTCTAAGTGAAAATGGTTTTATCCATCTATTCTTTAATGTAGTATTTTTTTCAGAAGTAACTAACCTACCTTGTATTGCTCCATATAATCCGGCATCTGAATTGTTACCTACAATATATACTTCTTTAACTTCACATATATCAAACTGAATATAACGATACGCATCGGAATACTTTCGTATCATATGATACGCCTGATTTTGATTTACAAATCCATCAATACCTTTATCTACTACTACAGTATTATTTTCAATTATCGGCATTTACTTTTTCTTTACTGTTTACTACATCTGTGTATTCTTGTGCTTCTTGTGCAACTTTTTCTATCGAACCTACTAATTGTTCTTTTTCTTTATCAGATAACCCAAATTCATCTTCTGAACCTTTACTTTCAGAACTAACTAATCGTTGAACTATTGATGCCATCTTTACCAATTGTTCATCATTTTTTACTTTAATTTCTAAATATTCTTTAACCGCAGGGATTAACTGTACTGCAGTATCACCATCTTTAATGAATCCCACTATCTCTTTTATAAGAATATCTAACTGTTTCTTATTAGTTGTTGAATTATCATAGATGTCTTTGAATACATCGGATAACGATTTTCCTTCAAATACTTTAAAATCTGACATTTGTTTTCTCGTGTTGTTTGAATTAGATTGACTCTAATATA